GTGAATGGAAGGTATACTCTAGTTACATCTAAGCTACCAGTTGATGGATATATTCTATATGGATTAGTTGCATACATATCCATACATACATCAGTCTTCTCACCTGTAGGTAAGGTTAAGAATCCATTATCACTAGCTTGTCTGAGGTCGATAGAGTTGATTGATACATTAGTACCATCAGATACTATTGCATAGAATGTACTAGTGTCAAAGAATTGATCAACTAAGGTACCTGTTAAGCCCCATTTATACCATGTAGAAGCTTTCCTTCCTTCAGAAGTTTGATAGAAACGGTATTGATATAACGTATTACTACCTGTATTACCAAGTGAAAGCATACTCATACCAGGAGACGCTGCTATATTATCTATATCAGAAGGTACTAATTCAGGTACAATACCTGTAGTATTGAATGTACTTGGGGGATCAGTTGTACTAATATTAGCTATTTCAAATACTCTAGTCCATAAGGGGGACTTAGATAGAAACGCGATTGAAGATCCTAGATCTACAGCTGCTATATTTGTATCACATTCGAAAGCAGATAGTGTATTAATTTTCGCTGTCTCAGGACTTAATATGTCTGAGTCAGTTGACAGCAAGAACTGTTCATTATCACTGAATAATACTAAACCAGCACTAGCATTCTTAACGTAGTTCAAGAATACAGGTTTAGTTGAAGATGCTGATATATCAATAGGATCATCAGCTGCAGCAACCTGAGCAGAGCTAGCAAAGAAATCATAGAATGATGCAGCCTTACTCATTACGACGCTACCACCACTTAGGAAACCAAAACGGTTCCTATAGAAAAACATATTCCTTAAAGTCTGCCCTACAAATGTAGGTAATGGGTTAGTAATATCATCGCCTACATCTCTCGATACCCATTCAATAGCACTATAAGTAAATGAACCATCTGCTATTCGTACTAATTGATGTGGCATTGTTAATGGATCAAATTGATATTGAACATCAGGTGCATTAGTCTCTTCCCATGCACCAACGCCATTAGTTAGATTACCTGATGTAGTGAATTTAACCCACATATCATCAGCTAATATACTCTCACTATTAACTATTTTTACCTTAAAACCATCCGTACATTGTGTAGGTAGTTTCCCTAAATCTGATATCTTATCTGTAAAGCAATATATAGCACTCTCTTGAGGTCCACCTGAAGCAGTGATAGATGTTACCAATGTTACATGTATACCTGATCCAACAGCTGTAGCTACACAGTTTGCAGCATCACCACCTGCAGCATTTATAGCAGTTACAAGACCAGCAACTACTGTAGGTACGTCAGCGTCACCTGCTGTAGCATCTTCAGCGGTTGTAAAGTTAACTGATACACCATTAATTGTTACTTCATACTTAGCATTATAAGCAACTACATAAATAACAATGAATGCATCTGTTGGTAAAGAATCTGTTGTCATAGCTTTCATGGCAACTGTCTTCTTTTTATTTAATACATAAGTATAGTCATTCAATGTTAGAAGTTCTATATCATCAGCTTCAGCACCACGTAGATACCCATCATTAGGTAACCCTGGTATAAGACAACTGGTTACTTCTGAATCATAAGCAGTTTTAGTTGAGGCTTCAGCAGTCACAGCACTGTTATAAGCTGTCTGCGCTGTGTTCATATTGTTAGTAGCTGTTGTTAATTCAGCTGCTGTATTAGCTGCTACTGTAGTTTCTATTAATTCATATACTCTCTTACCTTCGGCTGCTATAGTAGGATGCTCGTTTGTCATCTCTTGACCTGCTTTATAGGTAAGAGCGATGACTTTAAATGTAGCATTACCACCACCACCTGACACTGTTATTACTTCATCTATTTTATATCCAGTTGTAGCGGTTGTACCTCCAGCAGTTGCAATTGTAACTAATTGATCGATAACCCCACCTGTTACAGTATAGGTTATTGTTAAACCAGTACCTGCCCCACTTGAAGTTGTAGCAGCTGTTGTTGCACTATAACCTGTACCACCACTGACACGTTCTAATGTAAGTACTGGTCCTGAGATGGCACCATCAGACATACTTTTGACATCTGCTATTGATGTACCAGAGTTCCATTTAAGTACAGTCCAAGTACTGTTAGTACCTGATTTATATATACCAGACTTTATCTCTTCCTTTACAGTACCCTGCTGTGGGTCATAATCAAACTGTGTCTCCCAATAGGCTGCACGAGTTGCAGTTTGTCCATCATTGGTTTCAGAAAAAGTAGCTTGTTTAGTATTCAATTCAGTTGTAGCATCATCTGTATCACTTATATCAGCAAGATAAGCTTTTAGATCTGCCTGCATATTTGTATAGTTGCATCCAGATGGTACGCCTGTATCATCTCCCATATCTACTTTCCTCATGCTGCCATCTGTTAGGCTCCATACTCGGAAAGTATCGTCTGCATATTGTCCTACATATTTCTCATTCTCATCTCTAAGTATAGAGAACCATTTACCATACGTACCAACCTCAGTAACAGTAACCGTAATAGCAGCTCCACCACCACTACCCATTGCAGAGTCAGCGATAGTTAGAGTATCTCCTACGACGTAACCTTTACCTCCAGAGGAAGTTCTAACTTCAACTCCTTTGCTATAGATACTAGCTACAGTTATTACAATGGCAGCTGCACCACCACTTCCGACTGTAGAGTCAGCAAGTGTAAGTGTGTCTCCAACAGAGTAGCCTGCGCCTCCTGTCTTACTTGTACGGTTATCTATATAAACATCAGGTTTACCTTCAGAATCTACTATAACTTTAAAGTCAGCTCCACTACCTGAACCATCACCTGCTGCAGTATTTGCTATATAATATGTACCTGCGGTACGGTTACTAGCAGAGACTCCGTTGTGTGTAAAGGTTGCTATTTCACCTGCAGCTTGAGCGTGTACGTTAAACGTAGCACCTGATCCTGTTCCTCCAGTGGTAACTGCAGAGTTATATCTACCTACAGTTCTGCTGTTATCGGTAGCACCGTTATGTGTACCTGCTGTGAGTGTTGTATTTATATTTTCTGCATTATATAGATTACTTACAAACTTACCTCCTGGTCTCTTTAACATACCTAACGCATAGTCAGGGTACGTATTGACCGCATCTTTTACTTGGGTAGATATCTTCTTTTTATCTGGTTGTTGTGATATACCATTTAAAAAGTTTGGAACATCTTGTGTAATTGTACTCATCGTTGTAATGCAGCAAATGGTTGATAGCTGTTGTGATAATCTTCAGCATCTTTCCAGCCAAAGATTGAGTAGTCACCTTGTTGTGTTTCGTATTCTAAAGCAGCAGCTTTAGTTTCCATCTCACTTTGTTGTAGTAATTGATATAAATTTGGATCACCAACCATTCTGACTGCACATTGTCTAGCTGCTTTAGCAGTTATAAACGCTTGTACAGCAGGAGGCACGTCACTAAACTCCCAATACCATATGATATCACAAGTCAGTACTCGTGGATCATCACCGTCTTTCCATTCATATGTATGTTCATTCCTGTCATATAAGAATCCACCACGCCTGACAGGATTGAAGTCATCGAAGTGTTGGTACTTATAAGTATCTATTGATAAAGCATTAGAAGGGTATTCAATTTTAAAAGTAACAGAGTCTGCTGTTAACTTATAGTGACGTTCAGTATTGAAAGTCCAGCCTTCAGCCTGAACAGTTTTATTGATCTCTCTTAAAGTATTTAAAGCAATTGAAACTTCAGGGTTCTGAAGGTTAAGTGTGGTGACAGGCGCCTGTCCCACTGAGCTTAATATTTGATTTACAGCATCCAGTTCTGTGGACACAGCATAAGTAGGATAGGACATATGAATTTATGTGAATAAAAAAAAGGAGGGTCGTTAAACCCTCCCGTGTATAATTTTAGGTAACGTTACATTCTTGTGTAGCGTAAGCGACTCTTAAGTTTTTGGTAGTAGATAGCACAGCATTAGAACTGCGAATATCTGTTCCACCTCCATCTGTACGAGATACGCTTTCACGAGTAGCGTCTGTTGTGCAGACACCCGCGTTACCTTTAGCGACAGCAGTTGCCATTAGTATTACCTCGTATGTTTATTAGCAGCCAGGGGTTGCGGTTAGATCGCAAGAGCCTGTGGCTTCAGCTGAACTAGCAGCGATTCCAAAGGAAGAAGTTCCCAATAGAGTTCTGCCATATTCAACAGGTGTAGGAGGGTTCTCGGTAATAGTATCGAGACCACCTATTCCTACAGTTACTGTGCGCTTTCTATTCTCACCGGGAGCAGTAGACATAGTATACCTCCTTATTGGTTAGAGAATTCGATAGCAGCAGCAGGGTTAAGAGTTCCGGCTCCCATAGCCAAGCGTCCTAGAATGACGTCTCCTTGGTATAAAACCGATACATCACCAGAAGTTACTTGAACTTGAGGTCCGATTGCTTCAACAACACCAGCTACGTCTTTCTGATAGATAAGACCGCAGTGATACTGGAAGTCACCAGAGTAATCATTGTTCTCACCAGCCTGTTGGTTAACAGTACCTGCCAAGAATGGTAGATTGTTGGAACGCTTGATCTGAATACCAGCGATCTCATAGAGACCTTCACCGGAAGTCAGGTTACCGTTCTTATTACCATAGTCACGATTCAAGATGTTAGTAGATACCTGAGAGACTAGAGCGTAGTACTGTCTTGGTGATAGTACAGCTGTACGTCCCTGCTTGGGTACATTCTTTTCATCTAGAATTGAAGCAGCTTCGAAGAAGC